AGTAAAATAGTATTAAAAGGCCAAGAACATCGGGCACCAGTATTAAGACCGCACCGAAAGGAAGACAGAAAGCTCAGCACCCCCCCCTGTAGCCATCCATGGTGGATCTGTCCTTATCAGTCGATGACGGGCCTCCTGGATTTTAATTATAAAGCAGACCCAAATAGTCGATATGAGCACAATGTTTTCAAATTAGTATTTAACGATCCTGAAGGAATTGTATTTCATAATAATGAATTGAACTTTACAGATTATATGTCTAACCGCGACTATAATTACTTTTTTAGTCATTATAAAAAATTGTTGAATGATACAAATATGCAGCATAGTCTTTTTCAATTTGCCCAAGCAGATCCGGAATATGAATATCAGAAACTTTGGACAGACCGGAAAGAGTTCATTCCATACCAGTGCTCGGAATTTATCATAGAGCTTAAATATTTATTGAGCTATATACTAGAGATATTATTACAAAACTATCGTTTCCTCATGGACACTAAAGGTAAAAATCCGCCTGCCCCTGAGCAGTGGCATGATGTTTTTAATATCTTAGGCCTACAAAAATTTATTAAAAAGCATAACATTATAGAAGTTCGAGAAGAAAGGTTAGGCCATTATTTATACGTGTTAGAACAAGCTAACTTTATAAAAAATATACATAATTTTAAAACTAACAATATAGGACCTCGTTTGTGGTGGTAATACTTTAGCTGGTTTATTAAAAATTGAAAATAAGAAAATAAGAAAATAAGAATTTATTTATAGCAAGTAATTCAAATATAGAAAATAAAAAAGGAAAACAATATGTTAAAATTATATATATAAATTATAATATTAATATATGCTAGAAGATCTAAAACAAAAAATATATAATTTATATAAACCTGGTATCAAATTATCATTAAATGAATATAATAATTTAATAAAATTATGTGTAGATATAAATGAAATGGCTGCAGTAGTATTTATTTATGATAATATGATTGAAAATAAGATTAGTCCAGATAAGAATACCTATAATTTAATAAATAAATTACATAGTAAAACTATTAGAGAAAATAATGAAATTTATATTAAAAATCAAAATATCGGAAAACTTAATCCCAGAAGAAGAATACATAAAATAATTAAAGGATATAATTATTCAGATAACTATAAAAATGCTCTTATTCATTTAGATAAGGTTAAAACATATCTAAATAATAATCCTGATATAAAATCATATCATAGAATTAAACTTGCTAATACTATTTCAAAAAAATGTTCTATAACATTTGATGAGGCAAGGTATATAGTAACAAATTTAAAAAAAACCAAATTTATAAATGATAGAGAAATAGTAAAAAAAAAAATAGATGATTTTACGGAAATTAGTAAAATCCATAATAATACAACCTACTTAAGTAATAATTCTATCAAGCAAACAAGTATTACAAATTTTTTTCATATTAACAAAAATTAGTTTAATTCAAATTCAAATTCAAATACCAAAATATATAAAGTAAAATAGCTCCAAAGACAACTAGTTTTTTTTTTTCTAAATTATTTGCTTTTCTTATTGCTTCCTTATATCGAGCTTCAGATCCATGGATGTCTGGCCTAGAAAACCCGCACCACCCCTGTTTATCAGCACCTCCCGTTTTATAAGTTTGATTTTTTATAAGTATATCTAAAGCACTACTATATATATTTGGATTATCTTTTAAAAAACTTTTTAGTTTATCTGTATGTTTGTCAAATAAATGTGAAGCAAATTGATTTATATCAGGAATATTTTGAAGAATATTTTCTGATTTTAATTCTTCTAATTTTTCTAATTTTTCTCTATCAGATACCCACTTTATAATATTTTGAAACATATCAGAGTCAGAGTCAGAGTCAGACTGTTTGTTTAATGATTTCAAATATTCAGAAATTTGATTATATTTGATATAATCAAAATGTAAAACTATTTTATTAATTATAGGATTTGAATTTGTTCCTCCAGTTTTTTGACTGTTTATAAATGATAAATATTTTTTTACAATTTTTTTACCTATAGATGAATTTATTTTAACTTGTATTCCGGTATCAGGATTTAGTATTTTGTTATATAAATTTTTATAAGAATACATATATAATATAAATATATTATAATAATACTATATTTAAAATATTTTAAATATATTATTTAAAATATTTTATTTTATAACATGATATGCTTTATAATTTATTAATAGTTCTTTTATTTCAGTTGTTAATCTTTTTTCATATTGTTTATCACCTTTAGAATAAAAATCCTGAAATTTTGTAAATTTTTCAATAAGTCTATTTGTTAATTTATTAGCGTCTTTTTGCTTATCAAAATTTGCATCTAACATACCATAACCTCGATGCATTAAATCTTCGACGACTCCATTTGTTTCAGTTTTAAGCCATGCATCTTTTTCTTTGTTATAAATAAGGGCTTTAGAACTTTTATCATCTTTAATCATAACATTCCAATTTTTAGGGCAGTTAGGATTAAAAAATACTGCTTCTATAACTCTTGGTATAGATGTGAAAGGTCGATCATAACAAAATCGATAAAATTTATCAGTTAAATGAGATGGATCCTCATGACCCCAACCATTAATTTGTATATTTGTTATATTATTAGTAGTGTTGTTTTGTGTTTCAATATTAGTATTACCCATTTTATTCATAAGAAGTTCGATTTGTTTTCTCATTAAAGCAACCTCTTTTTTATATAATTTAATTTCTTCATCTTTAATATTATCTTCTTCTTTTTTTAAACTATCTTCTTCATCATTAACAATATCTTTTTTAATTTTTTCTTTACAGAATTTTTTTTCATGAAGATGTCTAGATTGTTTATGACTAAATATTTTTCCACAATATCTACATTCACATGTATTTGTATTTGTATTTGTATTTGTATTTGTATTTGTATTTGTATTTGTATTTACTTTATTGACTAAATTATTGACTTTTGTATTGACTTTTGTATTGACTTTATTGTTTTTAACTAAAAGCTCCTGTAATAAGGAGCTAGTAGGTATATCTAACAATATAGCTTTACATGGTTTCTTCCTAGTTTCTAAGTGTCTAATATAATGGGTTTTTATATTAGTAGAAAAGCCACAACGCTTACATTGATACAACATATTATATAATATTATGATTTAATTTTAAGTATTTTAAGTATTTTAAAATTGTATATATTTATATACAAAAAATATACAATTATACAATTTTAGAATTTCCGCGCGCGGAAATTCTGAAATCTAAATTTGATCTCAAAAACGAAAAAGCTGGTAAGCTTTTTGTGAATTTTGAAGTTTCCTATATCTGTGTAAAGTTTATTATTTCACATATAAATATTACATTTATAATATTAAATTATATTTTCAACATCATAACTTCATTATATATGAATAAATTAATTTAATATATAGAATTTTATAAAATATTTTTGTATAAAACAAATAAGAAAAAAATTTATAAATACTATATTAAATGGATAATATCTATAAAAATGATAATGAATTAATAAAATTAATAAATTCGGATATAAATAATAGTAATTTATATAAATTAGAAAATAAAATAATAGATTTTAAATTAAATGAAAAAGCAATGCCTATAAAAATATGTTTGCATCCTTGTAGTGGAAAAAGTTATTTTGTAAAAAAAAATGGTAATAGATATAATAATATATATTTATATGATTTTGATAATTATAATTTTAATGATATAAGAAGACAAAGAAATATATTTAATAAAATAAAAATAAATAAACATAGTTGTTTATTAGGTTGTTATGAAGATATTGATGAAAATGATAATATAATTGATATATCAGTTATAATTTTATATTCAAAATTAATAGAAAATTATAAATCAAGATTATTAACAAATTATATAGGATGGAGAAATCTTAATAAAATTTTAGAGTCAAGAAATAAATTAATTAAAAATTCAATTAAATATAATTTGCCTATATTTATTTCTATAATAGATGCACTTGATTTTATTATTAAAAATTATTGTTTAAATAAATTGACTATTAAATAAATTGAAATATTTTTTGAGAGTTCATAAATATTTTATTTAATATATTACATATATGGTAAAAAGTATACATTTTATATGTCCTGGAGGAGGTATACGAGGATGTTTTCAAGCAGGATTTTTATATGAATTATTTACTAAATATAAAAATTTTTTTGAAATTTATAGAATAGATGGAACATCTGTAGGATCTATCAATGGGTTTATAACTTTGTTAGGAGAATATGAAAAATTAAAAGAAAATTGGTTAAACATTAAAAATATAAATGATTTTTTTGGAAATTGGTCAAATACTCCTTTTATAAATAGATTATCTAATTTTTATTATGGTTTTTATAATAGTGGTTTATACGATAACAGTGTTTTAAAAAATAAAATAACAAATATAACAAAAAAAAAACTTGAAAATATTGATAAAAAAATATTAGATAAATTTTCCTGTCCAGTAGTTTGTATTAATGATTCAAAATTATATTATATTAATGGAAGTAATGTAAATATAATTAATTATATAACAGCATCTGCGTCACCGTGGTGTCTAACAAATCCCGTTGAAATTAATAATAAATTATATACGGATGGAAGTTTATTAGAAACATATCCTATAAAGCACATAAATAAAGATGCTGATATTACATTAATAGTAGGATTTGATCAAGAAATAATAAATTTTGAAGAACCTAAATGCGATAATTTAATAAATTTATTATTGACAATGATTGATATAACCCGTGTTAATTCACAAAATACTGAAAAAATTTTAGAATATATAAAAAAAGGCACATGTATACCAGTTATGAATACTATGAATTGTCTATTTACAGATTTTAATGAAGATATAATTAATATAGGTTTTAACCAAGGTAAGGAAGCCGCCGAAGTATTTTATAGAACATATCTTCAATTATTAATAAAAAATTAAAAAATTTTATTTATAAACATAGAATAGTTTTCTACAGTGCATAATTGATGAATATAAGAATTTAATTTTATATTAATAGAATTTTTATAATTTATTTTTTGAATTTTTCGTTTAGTATCATCGGCTTTTGTAATTATTATATTTGGATCAAAACATTTTCTATTATTAAATTTATTAGAATTAATAGCTGATTCTATAAATTGTTTGCTATATTCATAATGTTTGGAGTTAACATATGTAATCATATAAGGAATACTCATATATCTATAAAAATTTCCATAACCAATTAAACCTAACAAATTTTTAGATAATGTTCGAAATGTAATATTTATTCGCTGGCAACTAGATTGTTTTATAACCGGGGGAGCTCTATGACGATGATTACTAAAAAATAGTATAGAATTATGTTCTAAATAGAAGGTATCCCATTTACCATTTATATCATTGTAAATTTGAAATCTACGAAGATTATTAGGTATTTTATTGATATAAATAGTAAGACTAGCAATAATTGATGCTGATAAATTACCATTATTAATTTCATTGAAAGTTAACCATCTTTCATCATCTCTATGATCAGCAATTTGATGATTATCTTCTGTATAAAAATTACATACACAAACATTAAACATATCATTAATATTAATAGCATCATTTCCATAATTTTTTTTTATAAGTTGTCTAAGTATAGTAATTAATTTAACAAGATTGGGAGGAATTTTATTCATTTTATAATGTGCTGAGCTATTTTTAGCACATTGAAATAATGGATAACTAGTAGTATTAGAAAAATTAGATTGTTTTTTATAAAATATTTTATTACCCTTTGATGATACATTAGAACCATCTCCTAAAACACCTACATATCTTGGAGGATAATTACCAGGTATTCCTGCTGGTGGTCTAGCCCATTGTATATTTTTAATTTCTTTAATAACTTTACTAAGAAGTTCAGGAGACATAACATTGTTTATGTAATAAATTTTTGGTAAAGTCATTTATACATAAAAAACTTAAATATTTATAAATCAAATTTATATATGAATTAATCTATATAAGTTTTAAATTATTCTATGATTTTTTCTAATATTATAATAATTTAAAATATAAAACAAATACATGATCTATAACTCTAATTTGAAATTTATAATCTTCAATTTTAGATGAATTAACTTGTTTATAAGGTATTAATAACTCTTTAGTGGGTATATCTTTACATTTTTCTAAAATGGATTCTTTATCAATATTAGATTTTTGTAAGTCATATTTAAACATTATATTTTTTTCTGTTATATAAGAATTTTCTAATTTTTCTATTTGTAAAATATGAAATTTATGATAAAATAGTTTAATACCTATGCTTAAAAAATAATTAACAATTTTAGAAAATTGTTCATCTGTAATATTATTAAGATTTACTATTCCATTTTCACCAAAATGAATTTTCATTCCTTCTGTAAAAATAGTTAATAATGTTTCAAATAATTCGTTTAAATTAGTGATACCATCAAAACTTACTTTAATTGACTGTGGTTTTTGTATATCTTTAGTAAATAAATTTTTAATTAAATCATTGACATCCATATAATAAATATTTATAAGATAATTAATAATTTAACGAATTATACTTATCATTGGTTTTGTTTTCCAACTAAATTTATATCATATTCTATATTACTATTTTTAAAATAAAATCATTTTGCTCAAGATTAGATAGTCCTTTTATATATGAATATTTTACTGAATCAAATATTTCTATTGTATTATCAATTTGATCAATAAATATTTCTATTGTATTATCAATTTGATCAATAAATATTTCTATTGTATTATCAATTTGATCAATAAATATTGTTCTTCCTAATATATTTATTAGAAATTATCTATTTTTATTATTATTTAATCTAAAAAATGTAAAAACTATTGTTAATTTATTATGAAATATTATTTGTAGAAAAAAATTTTGATTTAATATTTTTTCTTAACTTTTATGATAAAAAAGCTATGGAAATTAAAAAGGTTCTTGAAAAAACAATATGTTATTGGTTTTTTGGTGAGATAAAGGAAAGAGAATTGTGGTTTCAATCAGATCCTATAAAAAAAGAGTTAATCAATAAATATATTATTGAAAATTTTAGTGAAATGCTTCAAAATTTAGAAATTATATTAGATAAAAATAATATAGAAGAAATAATAGATAAGTATAGTCTTGAACTAACAGATTTAATTGGAATTATAGTATGTTTAGACCAATTTTCTCGACATATTTATAGAAATACATTAATAAAAGATGAAAAAAAGATAAAAAGTAATACAGAATTAGCGAGTCAAATAGCAAATTATGTTATTAAATGTTTAAATGGTATAAAAATTTATGAGTTTTATATACCTTTTCTATTAATGCCCTTTAAACATCTTAATATTGTAAAGCATTTTGAAAAAATAAGATTATTTATAAGTTCTTATATTAATGTAGATGAAGGAATATCAGATAATTCTACAGAAAAACATAAAATTTTATATAAATTTTATCTTGATTCATTAACAAAATATATTATAAATAATGATAAATTAATAGATTACTCAGTAATTCAAGAAGTATATTATCTAAATCATTCAGTTAAAGAAGTTTGTGATTTCTATTCAGAAAATACTAAGACAGAAATTATGCATAAAAACAATTTAGTGAAAATTTGTAAAACATTTTTAAGTAAAATTCCTATTAATGAATCAATATTAATAAGTTTATCAGGAGGACCAGATTCTATGGTTCTAGCACATATATTAACTTTATTATGTAGAGATAATAGAAAAATAAAAGCAATTCATATTAATTATGGAAATAGAGAGGAGGCAAATACCGAGGAATTATTAATCAGTCAATTTTGTAAGAATATTGGTCTAAAACTATATGTACATAAAATTCTTTATTTTAAAAGAAAAAATATAGAAAGAGCTTTATATGAAAAAATAACTAAACAAATAAGATTTAATATATATAGATTACTTGGAGATAATGTTATATTAGGTCATATAAAAGAAGATTTAATAGAAAATATTTGGACAAATTTTACTACTGGAAGAGATTTATTTAAATTACATAAAATTGACGAATATTCAATTATTGATGATGTTTCTATCTATAGACCATTTAAATTGGTTGATAAGAAAGAAATATATCAATATTCCCATTTTAATATGATTCCTTATCTCAAAAATACAACCCCAAAATGGAGTAATAGAGGAAGAATCCGTAATGAATTTTTACCAGCAGTTCATACACAATTTGGTAAAGATTCTGATGATAAAATATTATATTTAAGTGAAAGTTTGGCTTCTTATAAAAAATTATTAGATAAAAAAATATTTGAACCTCTATTTAATAGTATAATATATCATGATTATGGTCTAAAAATAAATATCCAAGATTATTTAGAAATGGATACACATTTTTGGCAACATGTTTTAACAGAATTATTCCATAAATTAGGTATATCAATGCCTAGTATATCCTCTATTAAAAATTTTATAAATAGATTAATGGATAATAAGTTGGGCATGATAAATCTTAAAACTAATACATTTACTTACGTAGATAATAAATATAATTTAAATATTATGTTTGAAGATAAATTAATAAAAATTTTAGGAAGAAATCCTATTTCAAAAGATTGGAATGTTATAAATGAAATAATTAAATAGACAATAAAAATTAAATATTTTTATTCTAAATAGAAATAAACTTAAAAAAAACAACTGATATTCGTTTATTAGAAGAAGTACTTACTAAAGCTGGTGTTTTTCAAAAATCCTCACATTATGTTTATAGAAAATATTTAAATCCCACTGAGGTTAATGTCATTAATGAAATAGTTTATTAGAAGTCATTCTAATACAACTACATATTTAAAGCTTCACTTTCTTTTCACCTGTAGAAACCTTATTTTATATAGAAACTTAACAATTCATTTTTTTTTGATAAAATGAAACATAGTCCAATCGTTGTGTATTATTCCGTCCGCAAGACCCTGACCTACATTTAATGCTAATTGAAGTAGTTTTTTAGGAGTTGGACCTTTTATTTCTTCTTTAGGAATACGCACGGTTTGATTTAAAAAATGTTGGTCAGGTTCTCCCTTCAAGTCGCCGTCCTTATGAAAATCATCTTGTTTTTCATGTTTTATAGGTAACACTTCCTTATCATAAATTGGAAGATCCCATTCATATTCGTCTAAAGGAGATTCACCAAATTCGGTATCAATTGGTTCTTTTAATGATTTCCACCATTTTAATGGTAATTCATCACCAAATAAACGACCTTCTTTTTCTGCTACTCTACTACGATAGGCTTCATCACGAATATTATTAAATTCTAATTCTAGTTTTCTAGTTTTCTAGTTTTCTTATCATATCATCATTAGAATCTAAATCTTTTCCAGAACCATTTAAAAAATAAGTATATTTCTTAAATATACTTATTTTTACTGGTAATACGATAAAATTTATTTGTAATAGGATCTCTAATAAACTTATAATTCATTATACTATATATATATATATTTAAATTTGATTAATTAAATTTTAAATTATTAAAATAATAAATGCATATTTCACCAGACTCTTCAAAAATTATAGACTTAGAAAAATTATTAAAAGAGTTCTTTTTATATGTAAAGCCAGAATTTATTGAAGGTGATTTTGAACCGATGGAACAAAGATTTTTAGATAAAATGATTGTTGATCCTTTAAATTTGGATGAGCATAATTTTCATAAAACTGATTTATCACTTTTAGATATTGATGATGGCTACCCAAAAGCTTATAGAGATTATGATGGAAAAATAGTAGCTATTCAATTAAGAGAATGTAAATTAAATAAAATATTAATAGGATGTGGTAATAATCCTACTAGTATTTGTTATCATTGTCCCTCATGTTTTGATTATAATAAGGAATGTATTTCATTTGGTCAATTAAACGGAGGAAAATGGTGGTCTGATATTATAATAAGCCAACACGAACAAGATTTAGAAAATGATATAACTCACCGACATAGTGAATATATTACAATAGATTGTAATATAACTATGAATCCTACCATAATAAGTTTCTTTGGCTGGTATAAATTACCTATTGAATTACTGCCTGATAATAGTATTGAAGAAATTTGTTTTGAAGGAATAAGATTATGTGACACAAGATATTTTAAACATGATTATGAAAGATTAACTGGTAGACCTTTAACCTATATTAGAGACATAGCATTTGAGTAAGATTTCTGATAATATATTACATTTATGATAGATATATTATCAGAAAATTTAAAAAAGTTAATTTGGAAACATTTTTATAATTTGGTAGTGGATGAGATGAAACAAGAATATTTTAATAAAAGATGTAAGTGGGACATAGGAATTTATAAAAATTCAGGAGGGATGATATTTAGAAATTTAAAAAAATGGAGGGGTATAAATAAAAATTATTCAGGGTATCATGAAAATGTTAAATATATAAAATATTATTGGAATTATGTAGATATAAATTTTTTTTTATTAAATAAATATAATATATATGAATAATTATTTAAAAATATTTGATCCTCGAACTAGAAAAGCTGTAAATACAAGGTCTAAATTAGCTAAAACTGTTATAAAAAACTATTTAAAAATGCTATATGGAAGAGAAAGTCAGGCAAATGTATCTACTAATTTGCAAATCGTGATGAAGTAGAAAAATATTATGATTTAGTGCGTGCTGTAAGCCAATAGGAGCTTGATTTGACGGAAAAAAAAGAGATAGAGGATAATATTTTTTTTGGATTATAATATTAATTAACTTTAAGTATTATTATAATAAATTGATATATATTTATAAATAAATTATATATATTATTACTAATAATGTCTGCTGTTAACAAAATTTTAAGAGCTTACAATAATAATAAAAATTTTATTAAGAATACTTTACTTGAAAAAAATAATAGATTATCTGCTAAATATGGATGCAATATCTTTTTTAAACGAGAGGACCTTCAAGAAGTCAGGTCCTTTAAAATTAGAGGAGCTTATAATAAAATTAATTCACTAGATGAAGACCAAAAAAAAAATGGGATTACAGCAGCATCGGCTGGAAATCATGGTGCTTCTGTAGCATATTGTGCGAATAAATTAGGTATTAAAGCCGATATTTTCGTTCCTAGTAATACTCCCAACCAAAAAATAAATGCCATTAAAAAGTTTTTAGGTCAAAACTCTAAACTGCATATCGCTGGTGATAATTTCGATATTGCATTTGATTTATCTAAAAAATTTTGTGAAGAAAATAAATCAGTATTTATTCATCCTTTTGGTGATCATGATGTAATTTTAGGACAAGGAACTATTGCTCATGAAATTTATAGTGCTATCAGCCCTGATTTAATTATTAGTTGTCTTGGAGGAGGTGGATTAGTTTCAGGTATAAGTTTATATAGTAAAAATATAAATCCTAATTGTTTAATATATGGTGTCGAGCCAAAAGGCTGTGCTGCTATGTACGAAAGTTTAAAAGAAAATAAAATTGTTAAATTAGAAAAATTTGATAGTTTTGCAGATGGAGCTTCTGTCCAGGAGGTTTCAGAAGCAACTTTTAATATTTGTAAAGATAATTTAGATAAAATAATATTAGTCCCTAATGGGAAATTATGCCAAACAATGTTAGAATTATATTCAGAAGAAGGCATAGTAACAGAGCCAGCTGGTAGTCTATCTGTATCTGCTCTTGATTTTATAGATAAAGATTTAATTAAAGATAAAAACGTAGTTTGTATTATTTCAGGAGCTAACAACTGTATTTCGCGGTATGCTGAAATTCAAGAAATGGCTTTAAGGTATAAAAATTTAAAACATTATTTTATAGTTAATTTCAATCAAAAACCTGGTGAATTGAGAAAATTCGTAAATAATATATTAAACTCAAATGATGATATAACTAGATTTGAATACATAAAAAAAAATAATAGAACATATGGTCAATGCTTAATAGGAATTCAATTAGGTAAACCTGAAAATATAGAATATATTAAAAATAATCTTAATACTAATAATATAAATTATATTCACATTAATGAAAATGAACAACTAATGAATTATTTGGTATAAAGCATCTAAATACATTAATTTCTTTATATAATATTATTTTTTTGAAAAGAAAAATTTATTTAAAGTTAAATTCTCCTGATTCTTCTTCATGTCTATGTTTACATTCTAGTTCACACGGTAGATTTATTTCATTCCAAATTTTAAGTTTATCGTCCTCTTTTGAAGTATCTTCACAATGACATTGATGATTAATGTGGAAATTTAGTTCATCTTTTTTTATTTTAGGCCATATTTCAATATTATGAATGACCTCATCTGCTAAATGATTTATATCAAAAGGAATTTTTTTCAATAACTCTAAGTTAGCATTGTGGTCCGAGTTAGCACGATTTTTGTCGATACTTTCTATATAATTTTTTGTTCTTATTAAATAACCATCGGTATAATCTTTCATAAATTTTTCAACTTGCTTATCAATATTTTTACGTTCTTTAAAAACATCCACCGCATACCACTCAAGTTTAGATTTTTTTTGTTCTTTAATCGCCATTAGATAAGCTTCGCGCTGTATTTTTATTAATCCATAACAAAATTCTATCAAAATGGTTTCTCTTTCTTTTTTATCAAATGACATTTTTAATAACATTAATCTATATTTTTTTCTATTTTTTATTTTAAATTCATAGAAAAAATTACAATATTTTTATAATTTATGGTACTTAAGCTATTTTATATATTTTGATAATTATTTAAATATATATGGTAAATTAGAAATATATTAATTTATGTTACTTGCCATTATATCAGATATAAAAAAAATTTTATATGAAGCGTATAATCCAAAATTAATATGTAAAAAAATATGTAGTGTTCCTCTAATGCGTATAAAAAAATTATTGGCTGTATTTATTAATGAGAAATTTGGTTATATTTTTTTAGGATGGAATGGTATTGAAAATAAATTACTAGATAATATAGGTAAAGACACAATTATTTTATATGAAAATATATATCAATCCAAACTCAATCAAAGTTCTGTATTAAATATTTTAAAAAGAAGAGCAATCTACTGCTCATTTACCATGATTACAACAATTTTTCAAATTATACTATCATATCTTGATTTTTGGTATATTACAATTATAATATCAATATTAATGATTCCTATTACAATATTAGATAGACAATGGTGTGCTTTAGTTTCTAAAATGCCCCCTCGTTATGAAAGATCACTCATTCTTGAATTACAAATGTGGTCACAATTTCATTTAAAATCGGATGTATCTATTGATATAAAAAAAAGAAATACAATTCATAATTATGTAAAAATTGGACTCTTAAAAATACCAGATATTATTCTAGTAAGTTTTGAAATTTTAATGGGATTTATTCAATTTTGCACTGGTGCTATTATATTTGGAATGACTATTATGAATATCATAGATTTACAATGCATATTTGATATTAATTTAAAAATATGTGTATATATTGGAATAGTAGTTAGATTATTAAAAGAAATAACAAATATAGTTTCTACATTAATTGAATGGATACTGACTCCAATTAAATATAAAAATAATATAGATCTTATAATTGAATTTACTCAAACTATTCAAGAACAAAATCCAACTATTGATTTATTACAAATTATACGTGAAAAAAATTTAAATGTATGTGAATGTTTACTTACTTGTGAATGGATATATGAGATAGAAAAAGATTATAAATGTAAGCCATGTGGTTCTGATATTATAAATCAAAATAAATCATCTCTAATTAAAAGAAATGAAACGATAAAAGCACTAGCTGCTATTCATTGTGCTAATTTAAGTATATGATAATAAAAAAATTTGATTTATTAAATATTATTTTGATAAAGATAAATGTTACCTGATATATTGCCATTATCATATATAACTGAAGTCACATTTTATCATTTTAAATTTCAAATTTGCTATACAATATGTAATAATATAACAAATTTTATTTGTTATAGAATTTTAAGTAGAGCGGATGGTTTATTTGGTCATTCATTTGGATTAGACATAAACAATCCGTCTATAAATAATTACTTGCGTGAAAAATATTCCAATTTGAATCAAAACAATGATTTTATATATGATAATTATTTAAAATCTCTCATAGATAGATCTATAAATCAATATTATATTTCAACAAATTCAATAGCATATATAATAAATAATAATTCATATATATATAATTTAAACAATGTAAACAATGAGTATGAAAATATTAATAATGAAATAGTATATGCTTATAATATTTATCAAGAGATTAATATTATAAATGAGAATCAAATAGAAAATAGTTTATTTCATGAATTTCAATTAAATGCAGATAATTTCTTAGAAGAATTATCTTTATACTATTCAATACCTTTAATTTTTCAAAATCATTTAAAAGATGTAATCTATAGAACGATTTGGACTTTTTATGAAACTATAATTAATATTCCTGATAGTTATTGGAATAATAATAATATAGAAAGACTAACAGAAACAGAATTCAATATAAAAATAAAACATGAAGAGATGAGTAATAAATTATTAGAAAATTTAAATTCTATTGATAAAACTTGTTCAATTTGTTTGGATAAGATAGAGTTTAATGATAAAACTACGATACTTCAATGTAATCATATTTATCATTATAATTGTGCAAAAATATGGTTTACAAGTAAATGTTATAAATTAACTTGTCCTTATTGTAGATGTGATATTATAAAATCAAAGTAATATAAAACATTAGATGTGTATTAAATAAATTTTTTGGATAAATTTAACAGATAATACAACTTTTTTTTTTTTTTTTTTTTTT